GAGCCATTGATAGAGTTAGCCATCTCAGACCAATAGAATGACATAAAAGAAGCTACGGAAAAATCTCCGTTTGAACCTGCTGCCATTTGTAAAGAAATGAATGACTGCTCTAGGTCAAATTGACAAATTTGGGCCATACTGCTCAAGGCACATACCGAGAATTTCTTAGCTGTTAGTTCGTCAGATGGAGCTGTAAAAGCACAAGTAGATGGTTGTAAAATATCTCCAAAAGATACTGTACCAATTTTTACCTCGAATTTTACTCCCGGTAAAGTACGAAAGTTGTCAACGATGTCACTTGAACCCAAGTAAGCTTGAGCGTAAAAGCTCTCTGCATTTGGTGTAAGAGTTGCCCCTGCACCATTTAATAAATCAAATTTTAATTTTCTCATTGTTTGTTGTTTTTATTTGTTGTTAAATTTATTGAATGAACTTAATCTTTGTTGTACGCTTAAAGCTACAGCCTCCTCTAACGCCTCTTCTTCTGTTTCTACTACAAGTGATTCTTCTAACTGATTTTTAAGGTCAGCTATCATAGCAACTAAAGCGTCAACTTGTTCTGTAATAAATGGTCGAACTATTTCAATTATAGCTTCAGCATCCATCGCAGGGTCAACAGCCATTGTTTCCTCTTCTACTACTTCTTCTTCTTCTACTACAGTATCTGCTAGTTCAGCTTCTACTACTTCTTCTTCTTTAATTTCAGTGATTTCACCATCAACAACAACGTAGATTTTGCCGTCAATTAAGTGTTCACCGTCAGGTAATTTATTCATATTATTTAGTTTATATTGTTTCTCTTCTTTTAATTTCATTCCTAGATACCCTTCGATTGAAAAACCAACTTGACCATCTGCTACTAATTGTGCGTAGTATTCTTTATCTGTTACTTGAGCCGTAACCATTAGAGTCCCTTCAGGTACTTCTATACCAAAACTTGAATATGCTTTATCTTCTTTAGGAGTATCCACAATCCAAGCTTCCAAAACATATGCCGGGACAGTTTTTTCTGTATCGTGTTCTAGATTGAATAAGTCTTTGTTAGACATATCTTTCATAAACTTAGAATGAATCTTTTCGATTTCCTCAACTGAAAAGCTAACGTAATATTCCTTTCCATCCTCGTCATCTTTACGATAGATTTCCATAGGGATAAGAGCAGGTGCAACTCTTCGATATTTAATGTCATCCGTAAAAATCATTGGCTTAACTTGTGAATTAAACGCTAGGCCCATCACCCTTATGGCCGGTGTTGAGGTGAAAGCGATTTGTTCAATGCCTAATTCTTCTCCGTTTTCAGCGTATTCCGGGTCAATCGTGATTTTATAAATAGGTAAATTATCTTTTGCCATACCTATATTATAATTATTTCTATATTTGTAAAAAAAATAAACTATGGTAACTATTTTAGGTAGGGAAATTCCCAACAGAATTGAGGAACTGACTATTGAGCAGTTCGAAGCGATTACAGATATCAATAACAATAAAGAAATTGACCCAATAGACCGGCATTTACAAGTATTTGAGTATCTCGGAATCCCCGAAAGTGAATTTTTCGACTATGATATCGCAGATTTTATTGAGATTGTCAAAGAATTTAATACTATGCCTACACCAATGGGTAAAATTGACCCTGTTGGTACGTTAGAATTAGATGGATATACATATACGGCAGAGTTAAAGCTAACAGTTCGAGAGACCAAGATAATAGAAAAGATAGCTATTCATAAACAAAAGGGATATATCTCGGATATGATGGCTGTTATGTTTAAGGCTGACCATTTAACCAATGCTGAACACTATGCCGAGGCACATCTAAAGCTCAAAGCTAAGCACATTAGAAAGCTAAAGGCAGAGATTTGTATTCCTTACATTATGTTCGTAGCTAACAAGATAAAAAAGCAAGTCGAAGATGAATCTACCCAAACAATGGAGTGATGTCTCTGTAGAACAATTTATAGAAATATCTGAAATAGACAAAGAACAAGGAGCTTATTACTACAATAGTGAGATACTTGCTATCATATGCAATGAGCCATCTGACTCTATAGAAGATATGGACATAGACGATTTGTTTAAACTAGTAGCTCAATGCAAATGGGCGTTATCTCAGCCTCCAAATAAATACAAGGCAGAGCTTCTAGGAATGAAGGTAAAACCTTTTAATAAACTTTGCTTATATGAGTACATTGACCTTGACTATTATTTTACTAATAACTACATAACTAATTTAGCGAACATCTGTGGCATCCTGTACAGGCAAACTAAACTAAATGAATGGGGTGAAGAAATAATTGAGCCGTATGAATATGATTGTACCATAAGAGCAGATAGATTTTTAGACCTGCCAATTACAGAAGTTTATGGCCTTATTAATGAGTTTTTAAAGTTCCGTGATAATTTTCTAAACACCTATAAAAATTTATTTCAAGGCGAAGAGCCACCGGAATTATCGCAAGAAGACAAAGCAAAATTAACGCCTGAAGAATTGAAAGAAGAGGAAGCCGATAAGAAAGATTCTAAGTGGTCTTGGGAAAGAATGGTCTACGGATTGTGTAATAATGACCTTACAAAAAGTGATAAAATTGGAGGGCTTCCCCTTACATATGTGTTCAATATGTTGGGAATGAAAAAGGAATTAGAGATATAAACGGCAAAACACCAAATGCATTTAAATATAATTTTAAAGCGATTTAAGCGACTTTAATAGTTTGGCGATAGATTATACCTAAAACTAAAGATAATGAAAAACTCAATAAACATAAGGGTTATAGAGGGTGTAAATTTACAATTTAAGAATTGACAAAAAGTACAATTATACCCTTAAAGGAAAGCCGGGAGTAAAGTCAGGCGGTGAAAAAAGTGCCTCAAAAGTGTAAACTAGTTTTTGGTTTCTTTCTAAGATAGGAGCAACATCTAAAAGTGAATATCGCTTAGTTAACCATTCCACATATTGCGAATAAATCTCGGCAGTTATACCGGCAGCTCCTAATTCATATGTGAATTTTTCTACAAACATTCTTGGTACAATTACGCCATCATTCCATAATACAGCCCCATTATTTAAAAAGATAAAATAGTAAGCGGCAACAATTTGAATTTCCAATATTTCAAAATTTGTTATTTTAGCATTTATTCTTATTGAGCTTTCTAAAGTTCCTTCTCCATTAACTACGTTTTCTCGTATTATTCGTTTTAATATAGTAGCCATCCTTCTCCGTGTAGGATAAAGAACGTTAAACTCTCCGTTGTTTGCGTATGCCATTAGTATGTCATTAGATTAAGTCTTGTTATTGTTCCATCTTCTAATAAAGTTGAACATTGTATTGCTGCTATAAGGTAGTAAGGTGTAGCAAGTGTATAAGTTACGCTAGTCATAGCTCCACTAGATGCATCTGTAGCAATGGGATTAGTTGGTAGGTAGCATTGAATACTGTTGTTAGTTATATAGAAATCTCTAGCCACCCTTTGCATTTGTCCCGAGCCTGTCATATTCTGAGCCTGTCCAATTTGTGTAGCACCTACTAAAGTATTAGTCGTGTTAATGTAGAATCTTATGTTAGTTGTACCTGAGCCTCCAATCTTACGAACTTGTGACCTAAGCTGTAATACTTGAGTAGCTACTAAGGTGTTAGCAGGAATAAGGATAGATGCACTAATGGTGTTAGCAGTAGAGTTGTTTATTAATGTACCTGTGACATTGCCTACTGTAGTATAAGGGCTAGAGGCTATATTAATATTACCACTACCTAATAGTGTAGTAGAGTTAATTGTCTTTATGTTTGTACCACTTACTAAAGTATCTTGCTTAGCATTTAAAGCACTTTGTAAATCTGTTTGAGTAGCTAATACACCTGTGATAGCTCCCCAAGTAGCACCGCCACCACTAGCACCTGCTATTATCTGAGCTCCTGTAATAGTATTATTAACTTCCACCCCACCTATAATAGAAGTGCAATCAAGCAAATCTGTTGCCTGTAAATCGCCTATATGTGCAGGAGCTGTGACCCTCCAATTACCCCACCATCCCATAACTATATTATATTATTAAAGTGATTTGTTTATATTGGTACGGCACAATCAGTCCAATCGTTTACTGTTAGTGTTATACTCATCTGATAACCGGCAGCGTAATCAAGCAAGTCATTATTTAAAGGTGAAAACACAGGTACGCCTACCACATCAAAAGAATAATCTGTTGAATCCATATAATATATATACAAATCGTTTAATATTTGCTGAGTATCACTAAGTATAGTTATGATATTAGCTCTATCTTTTTGAATTATGTCGTAGCAGTAGATATCAAAGGTGAACTCTGTGGTGTTTTCTGTTGGTATTACACCGCTAGGCACAATATAAACGAGTGGATATTTCTCGTCTTGTGTAGCAAAGTTATAAAGTTGCTCTTTAAAGTCACTACCTACCTTAAAGACTTGCTTAT